GGGATCTCGTTGGTCATCAACTTGACCACATCGGCATTGTTCGAGGCGTTGTGGGTAAATAGACCGACGTCTATGTTCTCAATGGTCTTGTCACGCCCGTCTTTGGTATAGGCTTTGTACAGCGTGCGAGAGTTAAACAGCGGGTTGACCTTGAAGATCGCCACAACCGTAGCGCCTGTCTGCTTAAAAAGCATCGTCGCAGCGTCGTCGGCTCTGTCTGTCCGTATTTCCGGCAGCTTTTGTGATTCTTTGTAGGCGTCACGAATGAAGTCTTGGCTTTCATACAAAGCAAACCCAGCAAAAGCAAAGACTGCCATCAGGATCACAGCAAACAGCTTGAACGGCGAGTCAACGTACCCGAGAACTTTGTCAACGATTGTCTCGGGCTTTTCACTCATTTCATCTGCCCCGAGATCAATTGCATGACCACCCACACAATCACGCCAATTGAGACAAGCGCAACAGTGCCGCCGCCAACCAGTATCATCAACTCTTCAATTTCGGCTTGCCGCCTCTTGGCCGCTTCCTTCTTGCGCCTTGCGTCATGCGCGGCGTCAATCTCCATCTGCTTTGCTCTGGCCGTAATTCTGGCCCAGACGTCCATCTTGTTGCTCTGGAAGAAAAGCATCTTGATCTGCTCTTCAAACTCCCTTGCCGACTCCAGCGCCATCTCTAGCTCAAGCGCTTTGCCTAGCGTAGACCCTTTAAACCCGCCAGCCTTGGCCTGCTTGACCACCTCAATGGCCTGCTCCTTAGCGTCAAAGTACTTGCCCAGCACCGGCCCAAGGGACGCAACATCGTCCACTGTCTTCGACACCTTTTTTACAAGGGCAACAGCAGACGATATGGCAGATAGGGCGGTGATGGGATCTATCACGTCAGCCTCCCCTGAAATGATTTCCAATCCATGCTACAGCAGCGCCAACAGAGGAGGCAATGGTCATCCCCATCCAGAAGCCACCTTTGCCTTTATTAGCCAAAGCCAAAAGCTCCTCGATCTGGCGCTCCATCTTGTCTACTTTCTTGTCCATAGACTGTACGCGCTCCCATAGAACGCCATATCTAACTGGATCAATTTCACCAATTTCCATTACTCCTCTCCAGTAATTTCTGGCGCTTGCTCCTCAATCCACACCTGTCGCCACACGCCATCAATTAGTTGCGGCTCCTGCTCAACGGCCACCATTCCAGGTGTGCGCGGCATAGGAGTAGGCAGGACAAGAGGAATCCCAGCCTCTTGCAGAGCTTGTACATTGACATTGGCAGGAACGCTGCCATCATGATTGAGAAGGAACTGTTTTGGCATAGTCAGAAGAATGTGATTACGCGAACATAACCGTTGCCGCCATTGCCGCCAGCGCCAGAGTTGACGCCGTGACCTGCGCCGCCCCCACCACCACCGCCGCCGGGATAGCCTCCGTTGCCGCCAGCGCCTGCTGTGGTTGTGCCTGAGCCACCACCGCCGCCACCATCACCGCCTACAAAGTATGTGGTTGCGTTATTGCCGTTACCGCCATTGCCGTTAGTACTGCCAGCCGTGCCTCCTCCAGTTGAGTTCGAGGGAGTATTTTCATAAGCTGATCCGCCTTTGCCACCGGCTGCGGCTGCAATTGCAGCTGTAGAGCCAGCAGCAAAACCAGCTGCTCCAGCGCCACCGCCACCTCTGTACCCGCCACGGGCACCAGAGGTGGCGCCACCAGCACCCCCACCGCCGCCGTTACTTGTGTATCCTGTGGAACTTGATGTAATACCATCCGCACCACCACCGCCACCAGTTCCAGAATTTCCAGTGGTTGTCGAGCCGCCGCCTCCAAGACCGCCACTTCTTGCTAATCCCCAAGAGCCAAAAGATGAGTTGCCGCCACCAGTCGAATTATTGCCGTTAGTGTCATCGACAGTTTGAGCCGCGCCGCCAGTTGCGCCAGCGCCGACAGTCACAGTTTCAGTGCCACCAAGTGCAGCAGCAGGAATCCACAATTCTGACCTACCGCCAGCACCTCCACCACCGCCACCAAAAGCAGCGGTTCCCGGTGAAGCCAATGCTCTACGTCGGCCAGAACCACCGCCGCCACCACCACCAAACATCAGCACATAAACCAGCTTTGCCCCTGTTGGCTTAGTCCATGTTGAAGTACCTGTGCTGGTGAACTCTTGGATGTCTGCGGAGGAGATGCCACCACCAGATGCAGCCCATGCAACACCAGCAGCAGCAGAAGAATCAGCAGTCAGAACATATCCATTCGTACCAGCACCAACACGAACATTGTCTGTGCCGTTGTGAGCAATCAGATCGCCCTTACTGGTTGTTGGTGCAAGAGCATCAAACGCTGCTGTCTGGGTGGTTTGACCTGTGCCACCATTAGCAATGGCAAGCGTCCCCGCAAGCGTAATGACGCCACTAGTAGTAACTGGACCGCCGCTAGTGGTCAGTCCAGTAGTGCCACCAGAAACATCTACTGATGTAACAGCCCCAGATCCGCCGCCAGAGACATTGACCGTCACGCTGTCGCCAGATGCCGTGGCGGTGACACCAGTACCAGTGAAGTTGATGTTGCGAACGCCCGAAGTGATGGTCGAGCCTTCGTCTTGGATCGCCACCGTGGAGTTCGTTGACATCGTGACCTTGATCTTTTCTGCAAGATCAGGCGATACAACCTCTCCAACATTTATCTCACGGCCAGTAGACAGCGTGATGATCAGACTGCCATCAAAGTCAATCTTAGCGTCCGTTACAGAGACACCATCTTTACCATCTTTTCCGTCTTTACCATCTCGCCCATTACGGCCATCTACGCCATCACGACCAGGCGCTCCATCAATACCGCGCTCACCCTGATCTCCTTTAGGACCGCGCTCAGGAATGATGGAACGAGCGTAATCAAGCTGTACCTGAACGTCTTGCTTGATCTTTTTGATTTCGTCAATAATCAACTGGACGTTGAACTTGACTCGTTCTTCCTTCTTTGCCTTCATCTCCTGCAAAGAGGCTTCGACTTGAGACAAAGCGGCTAACTTCTCCTCATAGGAGATGTCACCAGACTCTATCTTCCTGAGTAGATCTTTGACGTTAGGCATTTTGCTTCAGACCGTTGGTCAGCTCTGTCAAGAAGTCTTCTTCTGTCTTTGCTGCTGCCGATAATTTGTCGGTCATCTGAAGCTCTACGATCTTAGTTTTGTTCTTGATGTCAGCCTCTTTGAGCATCAACTCAGCGATCTTGACCCGCTTATCGAACTCGCTGGCCTCCTGGCCCTGCGGCAAGTTCTTGGTCGTGGCCGTGATCACCTTGGCCTGCACCTCTTGCGGCATCAACTGAGCCTCGGTCAGCAGCTTCTGAGCCTCTGCTCTGTTCTGCTCGGCCTGTGTGGTCTGCACAGCAATCTGAGCCTGAGCCGCTTGCAGCGCCAATTGCTGCTGCGCCTGCGCGATCTGTTGGGCTTGCGGGTCTGGCTGACTCATCTGATCGAGCGCCGAGATCAACTCGTACCTGTTACTCAAGCTAGAGTTGTTCAAGATGCCTTTGAGGATCAACGGCAATACTGGTGTGTTTGGCCCGAGTGTCTGCAAGAGACCAATGAATTGCTGCTGCTCGTACTCACGGGCGATGATGCCCAGCGTGGCCGTCGGAATGAACTTCATGTCCACCGACGGATAGCGCTCTGGGTCGAACTGCATATACCTGAACGCCGCCTTCTGGATGAAGGGGATCAGGAAGTCCTCTTGGAAATTGACTAGCGTGCGCTTGTACTTCTTGATGATCGTGGCCACCGCCATCGACATACCCGCACCATCTCTGGCCGCTTGGCTGACCATGCCTTGGCTATCGAGCGTGCCGGTTGATTGCAGCAGCATCCGCTCGAACTCTTTGGCCGTATTGAGGTTGTTCGGGCTTGTCTCACCAAACTTAAACGGGAACAAAATCTCGGCTGGGTTGCCGTTGACCATGAACGCCTTGCCCGGCTTGACCTCAAAGCGAGCGCCCCTGGGCAGCCGCGTGGCGTCCATGCCCATCATGGGAGAAGTCGTCAGCGCCAGAGAGTCCAAATGGCTTCTGACCTGAGCGTCAATCGCTTTTTGCATGTTGTAGGACTTCTCCACCGTACCCCGTCCTAGCAGTCGGTTGGGCACCGTGTCGTCCTGATAAGACAGGATGGGCCTGTCCTTCATCATGTACGGATTTTCTTCAGCCTTGAGCAGCATTGAGCCGTTGGCGATCACCACAATGGCCTCAACCATGTTGGTGTAGTCTTCAGCCGCTGAGTCGTCAGGGAACAACTCAACCACTTCGCTGTCTTCTTCGGTCAAATACTCCTTGGGCACCAGACCGTAGTAGGTCAGTAGACGCACCTTCTCGTCTTGGTACTGGCTTACTTCCTGCGTAGGCTCAAGGTCTGTGTCTTCATACGTCGGAGTAATGTTGACCTTGCGGTAAATACCCTTTTCAATGCCCTCTACCACCTTGTGGATGGAGACATACTTCTCAACCGCCACGCCCATGCAGTCGTCAATGCTGGTGCCGTTGGGGTCAAACAAGAAGTTCTTAGGATTGACTGGGTTTATCCTGACGGCGACGCGGTTTTTCTCCACAACGCCGATGGCCGCTTGCTGCGGCTGACCGGGAATGCGCTGGGTGGCTGGCTCGAAGACCTTTTCGGTCTTAACAAAAATCTCTCCGATGCCCGTCCCATAGATTTCAGCCATCAATTCGATCTGATCGATAGACTTGCGGATTTTGTCCTGCTTGAAGTCCTCCATCAGTTGCGCTTTGAGCATCTGAACGTCGAGCGGATTGCCATCAACATCCCTCAAATCGTCTTGGATGTCGAAAAACTCGCCCTGGCCGAAGATGGCCTCCATGATCTCAGCGTGCCGCGTCTCGACTGCCTGCTGCGTGGCGGGCGTCACAATGCGGCTGCGTTCGCTTTCGCGGGTTTTGTCTTCCGAAGCCCACTCGCCACGGAAAATACGCTCATATTCTAGCCAAGAATCAAGAAAGTTCGTGTCCCTGTATGTGCGCCAGCGGTCGCAGTGATCGACAACGAAAGCGGTTAGCTCTTTATCGTTCTCTGATGGTTCATCGAACTCGTTTTGATCCATATCAGACCCCCGAAATCACATCCAACGGCTCCCACTCATCGCTGTCTTCTTGCTCGAAGTAGCTAGTCACCGCCAGTTGGTCGATGTAGCTTAAGGCGTCGGGCAGATCGTCATGCACACCTTGCGACGGGAACATCAGTAGCTGGTCTACAAACACGTCCCAGTCTTCCTCGCTATTGAGCACAATTCTGCCGTGTTCAAACCGGCCCTGCAAGGACCACACGATTCTATCTGTTTTCTTGCGGTTGCCATGCGTTAGATCAACAATGTGCGAAAAGACATTGTTTTTTCTCATCAAATCGCTCAAATACGGCAAAACGGCGTTTTTCAACGACCCCCTCTCGATTCCGACGCTCAACGGTCTGTAGTCGCGCATGGCAACAATGATCTTTGCCGCCGTTTCCCGTATGTCCCAGCGGCCATGAATGATCTCTTTAACAAACCATTTCCCATCATCGGTGACTTTGACAATTGCAATAGCAGACTCATCTAAGCGTTTTTTGGAGTTTGCGGCTTGTTTAGCAACCTCCTCAAAGCCAGCCAGATCGACGGCCACGAAGTACGAGCCATACTGCGGTTCTTCCCCGTACTTGATCCATTCCTCTTTGAAGACATCGGAGCCAGCATTGGAGAAGCTGGCCATGTATTCCTGTTTGAAGGCAAAGCTGGACAGGGTTTTCTTGGCTGACTCGATCTCATCTGGGTCGATCAGCGGATTGTCCTTAGTGGTGAAGTGCCAAGACTTCCAATCCTTATCGTCGCCCTCTTGTCCCAGCTTGTACAGATCGTAGAACCAGTTTCTGCCTTTGGGCGTACCGATGAAGATAGCCTTGCCCTTCTTGTCCGACAGGGAGGCTCGGATAACCTGTTCCCAGGCTTGAGGCTTGATGTCGGCAACCTCGTCCAGCACGGCAAAGGTGAGCGACACACCGCGCAGGGTATCTGGCCGATCAGCACCTCGGACGTAGATCCTGGCGCCGTTGATCAGGGTGATGTCTAGGTTGTTGACGTTGCTGGTCTGGATGACCTCCCGCCCCAGTTCCAGCAAGAGATCCCAGACAATCTGACGGGACTGACCCATAGTGGGGCTGACGTACAGCACGGCAGAACCCTGTGGACATCTAAGCCCCTCGATGATCAGCATGGTTGCTGCGAGTCGAGACTTCCCACACCTACGGCCAGCAGCGATTACCTTAAACCTGGTTGGGTCTGTATAGACATCTTGCTGCCAGGGCAGGAGAGAGAAGTTCAGATCACTCATCGTCTGGCTTGAAATTGATGATCTCAGACGGACAGATCGTAATCTTGTCGGCACTAGAGTATTCGGGGTACTCTGCCATTAGCGCCTTCACAGCGTAGTGAACATTCTTAGCGCTGACCAAGACCTGCTTAGTTTCCAGGTGGCTTTGCTTATGCAGTGTGATCAGCCAGTTCATTTGGGTTCAACGTCCTCAATATCTTGGTCATCAACGATCTGATCTTGTTTCACCTCGACACCGATGCCAGAGATGGTGATGTTGACAGCATTGCGCTGGGCAGAGGTCTTCTCAAACAAGCTGACAGGCAAAGCACGTTCCATGCACAGTTTCAAAGCGGCCATCTGCATAGGATGATCGTCATTCAAGGCAATGTCAATCACCTTCTTGACTACAGCCTCACCCTTGCCTTCAACCAGCATCTTCTTAAGTTCCTTGACCCTCTGGAACTCAGTCTTTGGCAAAACAGCAGGTACTCTATACACCATCAGTTCATTGTATAGGAAACTAGCGTCTAGCTGTCAATAACAAGTCTTGATAAAATTACCCTACTTGTTCGCACCAAGTAAAGCCTTTTAGAAGTGGTATAGCCGGCGAGACTACTCGCTGGGTGCGACTATGCCACCCCTAAAGGGCTTTTTTCATGGCGATTTACAGCAAAGCAGGCATGAGGGCTGTTAAGTCCATGCGTAAAAAACGAGCAGAAAAGGCTAAGAAAAAGCTGGAGCAGATGGCACTAAGCAGCCAAGTGATCAAGGATCTTATCCAGAAGAAGGCATCCCAAATTGGATATGCCATAGCCAAGAAAAGCCAACCTAAGCCTCGTCCGGTATTTCAGCCAATCCCAGCCTACAGAACTGGCATGGGGGCGCTTTTTTACAAGACCAGGGAATGGCGCGAACTCAGGTACAGCGTTCTTGTAAAGCTGGGCAAGAAATGTCAATGCTGTGGAGAAGTTGGTGGTTATATTCACGTTGACCACATCAAGCCACGATCACTGTTTCCAGAGCTAGAGCTGGACGAGAGTAACTTGCAAGTGCTATGTGAAGCGTGTAACATGGGCAAGTCGAACAAGGATTCGACTGACTGGCGTTAAGAGTCAAAGGGATGTCGGGTGTGGCAGTCGCACCCTTAAAGGCATAAGATATACGGAAGCCCCAACTGCGAAGAGCAGTAAACAACCTCACCAGGAAGACAGGGGCGGTGACTACAAGATGGTACGCATTGAGGAACACCCTCAGTAATACGGCCTGATGTCACCTCTGGACTAACTCCCCAGAACCGCTAAACGACACCCACCACCTAGTCAGTGGATTCTCAAGACCATGAGAATTGCTACGACTGCCTTCGTACGTCTGTACGTTTCTGGCTATACAAATCAACCAATTCCCACCACGCGCACAACATCGCGTATAGGTCAAATTTGACTTTTTCGGCGGGAGTGGGGTACCCGCAAATTTTTCACCACGACACCGCACCCTCCCCCCCCCATACAAACCCTAGTGGTACAAACCCCACAGGGATAAACCCTTACAGGGAAAACGAGCATAGGAAAAACCCTAATAGGGTTGACGATAGTAGGGAAAACCCTGATGCGGGAGAATGCTATCGGGTGGGTCACATCGATAGGGAAAATTTATCGTGGCGCGAGCGGATCCGATGGTGCCTCTTCCGGGTACTTGGACCTCTCTGTTTCACGTGAAACATTCACAGCAATGGGATGGATTGCTCTCCACAATTCCAGGCACTCATTGAAGCCCACGGTGATATCACCATGTCCGGCATGGAGCAGGATTTCCCTTTGGGCTGGGGTGATTTTGCGGTGAAAAACTCTAGTGTCAGTGCGAGGCTTCGCCATGCTTAGTACCCGCTAACTTGGTGATTGTTCAGGCTAGGGATTCTACTATCTGACCTTGGTCGGATATTAGGGTTTGTCCCTATGAAATAATTGTTGACATCTGTATAGTAGGCTATACAATACCTTCCATGCCCAGCGATTTCCGCCGGGTCTAATCAGGGGGATGCAATGAATCGGGAACAATGGTTAGAGCTTGCAACTACAGAGCTTCGCGCACTGTTTAAACAGCACGGATACACACTGCCCGAGCGTGTACGCTCAAGCTGTGGATTTCCTTCTAAGTCTGCCCTCAGTGCCAAGAATCGGAGAATCGGAGAGTGCTGGTCTGCTAAAGCATCCGCCGATTCTTACGCCGAAATCTTCATTTCCCCGACTCTCAGTGATAGCTCTAGGGTCCTAGATATTCTCGCCCATGAGCTTATCCATGCTTTGCATCCGGGTGCTGGGCACGGGAAAGCGTTTAAACGCACTGCTACTGCTATCGGGCTTGAGGGCAAAATGACGGCAACTGTAGCGGGTGAAGCGTTTAAACAATGGGCAAAGCCAGTTATTGAGCGTTTAGGTGCATACCCTCACGCTGAGCTTATCCCTGCTAACGCTCGGAAAAAGCAAAGCACCCGGATGCTCAAGTGCTACTGCTCAGAATGTGGCTACACAGTGAGAGTTGCCGGTAAATGGCTTGAGGATATGGGCGCGCCTCACTGCCCATATCACGGGGAAATGGAAAGCGTTTAAACAGTCTAGCCTGTAGCATCCTACTGGGTGCTATGGGGTGCACTGTTGCATCATTCGCCCTTCGGGGACTAATTCGGAGGTTTCACTATGAAAGTCTCAAAAGCTTTGGATTTAATTGCATCAGGCCAATGCTATGATGAAAAAGCACTCTTAAAGTGTATAGGCCTAAAGCTTGTCATCAGGCAAGAATATTTTGACGTAGTGCAAAGATATCTTGCGGGTAGTGCTAAGCCCTCAGACCGATTTTTATTGCAAGACTTGGCTATCTGCTTGCGTAAGGTAGGGGCATAACATGAAAGTTATACCTATCTCTAAGGCTGTCGCAAAGTCTGTTTGTGGCTCTCTTACTCAAACGTCAAAAATGCCATGTAAGTCTATGTCTCTGCCGACAGAGGCTTGTCAGACTGGTTACCGTATGGCTCAGATCCCTGGCTCTATCTGCTCAGACTGCTATGCCGATAAGGGCTTTTATGCAATGTACCAAAACACAATCAAGCCTAGTCAATTCGCTAGGCTCGATGCTATTTGGCAAGCGATGGAAAGCTCAGAGCTAGCCCTGGCATGGGTAACTGGCATGGTTAGCCTTATCGGGTCTGATTCATGGTTTCGGTGGCACGATAGCGGAGACTTGCAAGGTCTGTCACACCTAGAGCTAATCGCTAGCGTATGCGAAGCCACGCCCCATTGTGAACACTGGCTCCCGACTAGAGAATTCGCCATGGTTAAAGCTTACATAGCTAAGCATGGCTCTCTACCCTCTAACCTCACAATCAGGCTCTCTGCCATGTATCCAGATCAGCCTGTAAAGATACCCGCTAGCCTACAGAGTATTCGTGGCATTACTGCCAGTAACGTGCATACACATGGAAAGCCTGTACATGGGCAAGCCTGCCATGCACCCGACCAGAACGGAGAGTGCAGGGATTGTCGGGTTTGCTGGTCTGACACTGTGGTGTCCTATGCTTTGCATTGAATGACAGAGCCAGTGCATGGCTCTAGATCGGGGCCATGTGCGGGAATTGTCCCGGACACAATCTAAAGGTGGTTAGCATGAAAAAGCCGTATAAAGCCAAAAATGGGAATATGCAATTCAAGCCCAGCCTGGGCTGGCTTCAGTCTGTACTTGAAGGGGATAACAATGAGGGATTCTGTCTAGCCTGTGGCGAAACCAATGATGGGGTAGAGCCAGACGCTGGCAAGTATGCCTGCCATTGTTGCTCAGCCCCAAAAGTGTACGGGGCTGAAAATCTGTTACTTATGCGACTCTATTACTGATGGGCTGATTCTCAGGGCTATGGGGTCAAGCCCCATATCCCGGACAATCCGTCCTTTTTGCCCTCACGGGTCTATTTAGGGGTCTATCATGAAACTTCGCGACATTGTGTTTATTGAGCTTTTCGGGCGCCCTGAGCGCGTCCGTATCCTGGCACTGCATGGCCGTTACACGGTTGATGTCGAACGGCTGCGCGACGGTAAATGCTTTCGGGTTTCTGGTTTAGTAGGGGTCTAACATGCGTCAACACTACAAAACTGAACATCGATCAGAAAATGCGCTCGATTTAATCGCGGCCATCATCATCGGGCTTGCACTTGCTGCGCTCGGCCTGGCTTATTTTGATATTTTGTGGGGCTAATCATGCAATCTTTTTTTGATCTTACACATGAGCAGCGTTTCAAAATTTATGACGCAATCAAAGGTTTAGGTTGTCAGACCTATCCAGGCGGCGGCAGCGGGTTGCTTTCCGTTGCCGTTGCAAAAGGCAAGTTTTCCGAATTGACGCAAACACTCGACATGCTCGGGATGAAACAGACCGATTTATATAAATTCCCGCTTGGGACCGATCAGCCGCCCGCGCACTTGCGTCATGAGTCCTACGGTCAGCCCGATAGCTGCTGGCTAGTCGCCAACTTTAAGCCGTATTAACATGGAAACAATCAAATATTGCCACCCATGCGGGTCTGACATCTGGCTCGATTGTGAGCTTGAATTCGATGCTGGCGACCCCGGAAATCCTGACATCGAGTCGGGTACATGCTGCCCACCAACACCAGCCCAAGCGTTTTTAATAACGGCCTGCATCGGCGGAAAGGACATTTCCTTTTTGCTAGATGAGCAATTAAGGTCATATATCGAGGAGCGAGCATGTTATATGCATCAATAGCCCTCATACTGAGAATAATTCTCGGGAAACGCTAACTCAGGCCCTTCGGGGCCTTTTTTATTGCCACTAGGTTAGTTCTTCTCGGATTAAAAGATCAATCCCTGGGTTTCGAGCGTAAACCTTGGTCAGATGTAGGCTCACGATCTGGCTGTCATCATGCCAGACCACGCCGTTTAGCCCGTCCAGCACACTTTTTGCCAGATTGTCGATGTCTGGTTTCTTGATAGGCCTCTCAGAACCGTTTAAACAGGCTTCCTGGCGCTTTTTTGTGTGTGACCTAGGGATAGGTAGCCTGAAGTATAGATAGACCGCTAGAGGCGTTTCTAACGGCTCGCGGGTCATCACGGCCTGAGCTTGAGTTCTGATCTCAGTTTCATAGTCGCTGGTTTTTTTGGGGGTGTATGACCGCATAAATCCGCCGACCTTTGAGAATCGAGGTCTGCCCTTTGGCACGGGGTTTATATCGACGTGAAACGTGAGCGAAAAGGTCATTTTTCTTGATTCATCCAGTAGCGCAATTCAGTTGCAGCCTCTTTGCCTCGTTTTTTCTCAATCTGGTCGATGGTTTCCATCCACCATGCCCTGGCTTGCATAGCCCCAACGTCTTGCGTCTTCTGCCGATACCGCTGCCGCCATTCCCTGGCCTCTAGTTTCCTCATAAGCGTCATAGTCTCCGGTGAGGAATAGGGCGAAGTCCACGATGCGGCTGGGGTAAGTAGCTCCTGCTCGGATGTGATCAAGGACTCGGTTTGCTTGCTCATGGTTCACGATCCCCTCCTGAGTTGCGACAGGCGCTCTCGGATGTGGTCAGGCATCGGTACAGCAGACCTTATGCGCTCCTGGTACTGCTCTGCCATCGTGACCTTCTTGACCGGCTCGGGTATCTCCGCACCGTCCCATCGTTGCTGGTTAAGGTAGACCAATGGTGCGGGAATGAAAGCACCATTGTCTTTGCGCCATTGATCGGTGGTTTTTTGCCACTCAATGTGCTTGATGATCTGGTCTGCACAATGCTCATACAGACCCTTTTTCCACTTCACTAGACATGCCGACTTAGCGCCCTTGCGAGGCGACTTCGGCCATGCTGCCCAGAATCTGTCAAACCCGCTTTCAAACATCGTTTTTCTCCAACCCTCCAGAAAGAGAACAGCGGCAGGCGGGAGGTTCGCTTTTCAGGATGGAGATCAGGCCATCCCTAGCCGTGTCCACAAAATCAATAGCAGTTCGTCGTGCAGTTTGATCC